TAACAAGGCATCGAGCGTTTGGCGCGGCTGCTCCCCAGATGGGTAGATAGAAACGCTTCAAGCTGGAATACCAACCTTCATTTTTACCTGTGACGTAGAAGGTGTCAATCGCGGTCTTCTGTGCTGACGAAAGACTAACACCATCTCCTTCAAGTAAACCAATGTATGCTGATGCGTTAGGATCAGGACCACGCTGAGAGAAGCGGGTAGTCAACGATCTCGTCAAAGATTGGGCTACCCCTTGTGTTGGGAAAAGCGTCCCCAGTCGAAGGGAGAGCTTTTCGTCAGTCCGTCTATTCTTCCGCATACCGGTCTACTCTTAAAGGATGATAGGTTTGATAATCACTTGGACATCAAAATTAGGACTACCTGCTGCGTTGCTTACTTTGACACGAATGTTGGAAACAGGACTCGTGAACAAACCACCACCGTTGGCAGTTAATGTCGTGTCTGGTCCTACGTCAACCCAGGTGTCACCGATCTTGTGTTGTAGTGTCACGGAACTACCGGAACTGAAGGAACCCGCTACCAAGAAAGCGTTGGTCTTGCCATTGTGGGGGTTAACAGCGGGTGTTGTAGTAGCGTCAAAAAAGGTATCACTACCTGCTCCTGATCCGAGTATGGTGGTGTCGATGTTGATGTCTGTTGTTACGAGTGCCATAATACAATTTAGTAGTTAGATGTTTGTTTTGAGATTCCTAACCCACCAACGACAGGGCGGCGTTTCACCAAGCTAGCCACACCCTTTGGTTTCCCTTGGGCTTTGGCGGGTTTATCTTTTGGTTTAACCGTCTCGGCTATAGCAGTAGGCGGTGGAGGACTCGCAGGAGGCTCCGGTGGTTCGGGAGTTTTAACAGACATGCACATGGTTTTAGTCTTCTGGGTGGAATGGTTTTAGATGGTTAGCTAGCTGGTCGTCGTGAAGACGTTTTAGAAAGTTAACGAGTTCGCGCTTACCCCCATAAAAGTCAATCTCCCGAAGCGAATCGCTAGGGGAGAAATCCTTACTTGGAACACGTTCGTCCAAGAACTTAATCAAGTCTGTAGAGACAGGCGGTATATAGTCACTCATTGTTAACAGTCCTATTATGGGTCTGTTCATCGAGTTGCCTTTGAAGATGAGCCAAAGCTCGCCATGCCATTGCCGCCCAGTCCCCCTCCAAGGTGTGTCTCAACATGGCATCTAATTCATCCTGAGACTTGCTTTTATCCCACCATATATCCAAGGAATCTGGGTGATGCTGGATGTTACCCTTAACGGATTGCTTGGCGACTTCAACAAGAGCATCTGGGAAATAACACAACAACCCCCGATACAGGGGAATCATCTTGCGCTCCTCGGCGGTTCCTTCAATGTGTATGGTGTTATTCTTCATCCTTGAGTAGCTTTCGGAGTTTTGCGCGTTTCGCTTTGAGCCTTAGAATGGCTTGATCAAGAACGGCTATATCCTCTTTAAGTATCTGTTGGCGGGTTTCTTTTACGGTGTCCATAGTGTTATCTCCTTTGTGTCTTTATCGTAGTAACCGTCCCGAAGGATAAACGCCATGCGTGCATTGAGCAACGCTTCGTCCTCCCCCATTCCGGCTTTCTCATAAGCATTAACAACAGTCTGCCATTCCGCACCCTCTTTATCAAGGAGCTTTTCAGCAGTCTTCAAGCCGATCCGAGGAACACCAAAGTATCCATCGGTGGCATCGCCGGCAAGCGTCTGGACTAGGTGCTGTCTGTCGGCTTCCTCCAAGGTCACGGTGCGTAATTCGTCCTTAAGGAAGTTATACCAGATGCACGGAACTGTCGCGAAGTCTTTGTCTCCACTAACAATAATAGAACCTGGTTCACTGCTTCCAATAATCCCAAGGACATCATCGGCTTCCAAGCGTTGCTCGTGTTGGGTTTCCCATGTGTCACAAGCCCAGTCCCTCAAAGCACCGAGGCCAAGTGGAGTTCTCTTCTCGCGCCTGTGAGCTTTGTAAAGAGGGTTGATCTCGTGACGGAAGGTGTAGCGATCCGAGAAGACCATTGTTACCTTGTCGCCTTCCTCCTCGTCCACCATAAGGATCTCGTTGATGCAGTCAGTGACCATGATGAAACAGTCCTTGAGATCCGAGAAGTCGGAGTGAACAGTGAAGATGTCATCATCCCACTTGATTTCTTTTTCGGCTGAGAACGCTGCCCGATAGAGAAGCATGTCGCCGTCGATGTATATTTTCTTACTCATAATGTTTTGTTTTTTTTTGTTAACGTAACGTCAGCACGTTTCCCCACTGACTTGCCATTGCTTTGGCTATTCCTAGATAAGTTTCACTTCGTATTTTCCAACGCTCCTCACTTGGGGGAAGTCGGTGTATCCTCGCTTCTCTTCCCTCCACGATTTCCGTGGGTGTTAGATCTGGAAGACCTTTTAACCACAAGCAGGTGGATTTGGTTTCTCCGTGCCCATACTGCCAAGGCTGGATGATTTGATCAGGCTTACGCCACAGTGAGGACATCACACACACCGGATTCTCAATAGCAATCATCGGGATGTTAGCGTGTGCAAGACTCATGAAGAAAGAAACTGCTGTCTGTTGTCTCCCGTCTAATTGCTTTTCCTTAAAGTGACGCGCACCGGATACACTGAGATGAGTGCAAGGAGGATGAGCGATCATTAAGTCCCACGGGTAATCAAGAACATCTCGCACATCACCCTCATAGTGGTGTCCTGGTTTTTCAGTTGGAAGAAGATCACACGACATAGCTTCATGTCCTAACTCGGTGAACGCATCTCTTACCGTTCCACTGTATTCGCAAGCTATTAAGACTTTCATCAACCTAGTGTGTTTCAGCCCAATTAGATCCTACCTTGTATTCACCGTCAAGACGGCATTTGAATTTCAACTCCTCGCCGGCCTTGGTGAGTGAATCACAGAACAACTTACCGAGTTCATCAGCGTGTTCCGGTAGACAGGAGAACTGAACCTCGTCGTGGATGTTACCGTGAAGTTCGTAAGGTAGCTTTGCGTCACGCGCAAAAACAACCAACCCCTTCTTCATGACAACTGCTCCACTTGACTGTAACAAAAGATTCAATGCGGAGTGTGCAGAGCGACAGTGCAGCTTGCGACCATCCAAACCGCCTAACCATGTCTTCCCTTTGAGGGCTTGCTCGATGCTTTTCAACAGGCGAGCCACGGCTGGGGTCTTACGCTTGAAGGCTTCCTTGATTCGTTTTCCTTCGCGTCTTCCTCCACCAACAATGTTTCCAACCAACTCATCGCCTCCTCCGTAAAGGAACGCATAGATGAATCGCTTAGCCTCGTCCCTTGTGGGTAACCCCGCAGCTTGTTGGTTAGCAGTGTGGATGTCACCTTCCAGGATTGTCCTTCCGTATGATCCGTTGTCGTAAGGGTGAAGGTAGTGGGCAAGACATCGTAGCTCCAAGCCACTGGCATCAGCACCAACCAACACCTTACCTTCGGGAACCGTGAAGCACGATCTACATTCCGTTCCGTATGTCGCACGAACTGCTGGCACTTGGGCAACATTAGGACGGGTGTGAGTGCATCTACCGGAGACTGCACCGTTGGTGTTAACCTCACCGTGTATGCGTCCATCCTTTACCATCTTTAACCAAGCGTTACGACCCTCGGCAACTTGCCCCAAGCGTTTGGTGATTAACAAATACTCCAACAACATATCCGCTTCCGGTGTCTCAACGCCACGCAGAACTGCTTCGTCAATCTTCGGTCGCTTCCCTTCGTAGGCGTTAGGCTTCCACCCCATGTTCATCAAGCGTTCAGCTATCTGGTCGCGGCTGTTAGGGTTGAATGGAACGGTCTTGGTTTTGTTGCCAGTCTTAACTGCTTTATCCGCTAACACCTGTTTCAATCCCGCTTCCTTTAGGACGAGCTTCAAGCCTCCCTTGGTGGCAGCGTGGTAGGTTTTCCCATCAACATCAACACTCCATCCCTTCGGTGTCTTCATCTCCTCGGTGGTCGCAGGGAACATATCTTGGAGTTCATCACGCATCTCTGCACGGCGCGCCATGAGCGTCTCAGTGAGCGAATTGGCGGCATCCATATCAAAGGGCCAACCATTCATCTCTTGCACGGTCATCAACTCCGCAAAGTCATGCTCCAGGTGTAACATCTCGGACGAGGGTTTCTGATCCATGAAGTGTTTGAAGAGGGAGGCAGTCACACGAACGTCTTGCTCGCAGTAGTCCTCCATCTCTTGGCTCCATTGTGTCCAGTCCTCGGACTCCCCGTGGTCTGACTTCTGGTTACCTAAGCGAAGCCCCCATGCCTTGAGACTGTGGCGACCTCTAAGGTTCTTCGGGAACTCCTCCCCCATCGTCTTAACATCCTTTTCATAGAGGTCAGTAGCGATGACAGCAGACATGACCTTGGTGTCCACCACCTTGGCCTTGATCTCGTAGCCCAGCTTACGGAGTGCCGGCGCATCAAAGTTAATACTGTTGTGACCACAGATGTTGTGCGCTGAGTTAAGATAATCCACACCCTCTTGAAGATCCCCTTTGTGGGAGTTGAAGGATCGCATTGAGTTGGTCTCAGCGTTAAACACACTGATGCAGTGGAGGGTTGTTAATCCACCGAGGGTTGGCCAATGGTCAATGGCGTTGGTCTCGATGTCGAAGAATAGCATTTTAGTTTTCATAATTATTAGAGAGCTTCAAAGTTACACTCAGCCATGCGACCAGTGATTGGGTTAAATGATAGGTTGTCGCACACTCCGGTCTCACCGCTGAAGCGGTTCTTGAGAACGCGGATTGCTGTAAGGTGCTTATGCTCAGTGTCTTGCTGGTTACGCTCCAAGCCCACCACCATGTCTGATAGCTGGGCAATCGCTGCTGATCCTCGGAGGTGTGCAAGGCTGGTGCTGGTTCCCTCTTCATGTCCTCGTCCATCCGAGGGACGCTTAAGGTGGCTCACCAGGATTAACGCAATGCCACACTCCTCAACTAACGCACGGAGCTTGGTCATAAGGTTATCAATCATGCGGCGTTCGTCGCCATCTTGCATACCACTAACAACAATGCTGACATGATCAAGAACGACATACTCAACATCCATCGCCTTCGCCATGTGCATGACATGTGACAACAGACGGTCGGCATCGAGGCTTCCCCAATGGTCATATAACCACATCCTTCCAGAGCCTACAGTGTTGGTGTAAGCCTCATCAAACTCAAGGTCTTCATAGATTGACTCAGGGTCGAGGTGTAGTTGTTTGCCCATCTCCAATCCAACGATACCCAACGCAGTGCGATCAATGGATTCCTCAAGGGCGATGTATCCCACGGACTTATCAGTGGTGGTGAGGATGTGATGACAGATGATACGACAGATCTGTGACTTCCCTTGTCCACTACCCGCACAAAAGGTAACAATCTCTCCCTTGCGTATTCCTCGGGTCATGTTGTTAAGACCATCGAATGGGTAAGGAATGCTTTCGGTGTGCTTCGGGTTAACCAATCTTTCATGGATGTCAGAACCAGAAATAATTGCATCAGGTCTCCATGGGTTAGCTTGGAAGATCGCATGGATAACATCCTTGGATCTCTTGTTGGCCAAGCATTCGTTGGCATCCTTTAACGGCAGACGGGCGACCTTGGCTTTCCCTGCTGGAAGAATACCAACAACATCCTCCACTGCTTTACGACCTGGTTCATCCTCGTCGAACATCAGGATAACCTCATCCCACTTCTCAAGCCATCTCAAGTTTTTCTTAAAGACATTAGCGGCTGATTGCGATCCAGTCGGAAGGGAGACCACGGCATATTTGTTTTCCTGTATCTGGCTAACACTCAAGGCATCAACCTCGCCTTCAGTAACAACTAACTTCCGTCCCCCCATCGGGTGCAGGTGTTGTCCATAGAATCGATCAGCAATCTTACCGAGGATCATGAACTGCTTGCCTTCAAAGCGTAGCTTCTGTCCTACCAGTTTGCGGTCATCGTTATAGTAGTCAGCAATGTGACAACACCGTCCTTTGTATTCACCAATGTGGTAACGCATGTGGCGACAGGTGTCGTGGGTTATGTGACGGGCGGGTATGTCGGAGTAACGTCCATTAAGGAACGTATCATCCGTAGAGTGTAATGGTTTGTTTATTTTCATTTCAATTTTTGTGTCTTCAGATGGTCGCTTGTAGGAGCCACATGAGTGGCAGTAAGTCGAATCATCTTCGTTGATGCACAAGGCATCGCTTGAGCCGCACTCATCGCACGGCAAATGTGTTTGTTTATACATGGTGGTGGTTACCTAGTCGAACCAAGAACGAGGAATGCTATTCTCACACCAAAGGAATCCGTGCTTGTCACACCAATCTCCATAGGTGGTCTTGCTCCGTTTGGTCAGGGTGTTAGAAGCTCGCATGAAGACGAACCTTATGTCCATCTCTGGGTGCTGCTTCTTGACCAACAGATGCTTGGCACGGTCGCTCGCAAGGAACCGGCCCTTGGCCTCCAGCATAACACCATTCTCAAGAACGAAGTCAGGAGTGTAGTGGTGCTGCTTGAGGTAGCCGATACGTTCGGTCTCGTAGCCGAAGCTGACCCCCGCACGTTCTAGTGCAAGGGCCAACCTCTTTTCAAATTTAGAACGGAACCTTGGCATCGGAACCGTTGTCATCGGTGAGCGCATCACCGAGGTCTTCGCTTACAAATCCTCCATCCTCTGAACCAAACCCAAAGGCTTCGCCGCCACCAGGATTGTATTCAACAAGCTCAATGAGTTGAGCAGCACGGAGTCTAAGAGTGTATCCAACGCCAAGCATCGGGCTGTTCCAAGAGTGTGGCTCAACGGACAGACGGAGCTTTGACCCGCTGCCAATGTTAGGAGGATCGTTAAGCTTCTTACCGGTGCTGTCAAAGAGAGCGACCGAGAAGTTCAGAACACCCTTATTGGTTTCACGACGAGCTACTTGCTTGGCATACAACTCGTAGTCACCGTCATCATTCTGCTTAAGTGGTGGGCTATCATGACGCTTGAGCTTCTTACCATCAGCCTCTTTACAGTGGCGTTCGTATTCGGCATCAAGCCAAGGCCCGACCTGAGCGTGAACGGAATTGTAGTCCTCTTCACTAAGGATCAAGCGACAACTGAAAACCCCATTGTCATCGAACTTGGTGTCAGGCTCAATGAGTTTAGGGTAAACGCTTTTACCTACTGGGGTGGTTAGTTTTAGATTTTGGTTTTTCATCTTTTTTGTGGTTTCTTTTTTGTGGTTCTCTCAGCTTTAATTGTTAGCTGAAAAAGTATTTGGAGTCCCGAAGGGTGTTAACATCAAAGTTTCCGTAGTCCGGTAAGGGAGGTAGAGGCTCGACACTATTGTTTTGCCATTGTTCGGCTAGGCTTGCAAGAATATCTTTCGAGAACATGTCGGCAAAGGAGTCGCGTATCGAAGAGGCTAATACATCGCAGTTATTACTGTGAGTGGCGAAGCTGTCGTGAATCATCGCGAAGTCATAAACACCACGGCGATGTGCTTCGTTAGTAGTTAACACCAAACCAGCAGCGTCAAGACTATGAACTACATTAGGAGCTACCCCGTTGCGCTGCTTGCGTGTGTCGAGTTCGTCGGTGCTGTCTTTGAATCTAACAGCAGTGAGTGATCCGTGTAACCAAGTGGCAACCTTACGACTGACTTGCTTGCGGTAGTCTTGGCTCACTCGGAACCCACTCGGTGTTGTCCATGTGAGTGCCTCGTCCTGTTCCGCTAACATATGGGCAACCTCCTGGAACCAATCCATGACCAGCTTCGGGCGAGTAAGGAGCGTCTCAATGCTTTCCCACAGGAGATCCCCAAGATACTTAATGGCTGGGTAAACGTGCCGGCGACCAAAGACACACTCGATGCCACGTTGCCGGCGGGTCTCATCATACCATGAAGCTACGTAATCCCTGTTGGAGTAGGGAGTTAAACCATAAGAATAACACATGACCGGGCGCTTCGCCATGACCCGGCCTATACCGAAGTCCACCCAAAGGCGAGCGTAGTCACGACCCTCGGCTGCATGACCACGAAGGACTCCCAAGGTGTGATCCGAGACCATCCGGTAGATGTCTTCGGGGACATCAGTAGGACTTACGTTGGTGGCGTGACATCCATGTTCATCCCTGCTCAACAACGATAACAACTGTAACCCAGAGTTCGTCGCGTCCATCGCACACGGAAGGTATGTCTGAAAGTTCTTGGAGGTTTTGGTGTGGAGGTCAGCCCATTCAAAGCACCACGCCAACGCTTGCCAAGGCTCGTCTGCCTCTGCCCATTCCCTGTTTCCCCTCGGGTCGTTAGCAATCCGTATGGCATCACGGGTGAATCCCTCGGCCCACGCAAGGCGATCATCGAAGGCGATCTTGTCGTTGCCAAAACAGTTGGCTCCGTGGATTCCTAACCACTTCTTGTCCTCATCACTCTTGATGGGAAGACCCCTGTGAAATTGTAACAATCCCCT